ATACTAATATTGACTGGTATCATTTCTTTTTATTAAAATATATTGATTTTTTTCTAACAAATTTTTAGTTTTACATAAGGAAATGTAAATATGTTTATTTATATATAAAAATTATAAATAAATAACAGATTATTCAATTGAAGGTGGCTTATAGGTATAATATGTATCACCATCTTTATAAATCTGTCCCCAAGCGTATAGTTCATCCGAGTCTAAAATTTCTATATTTTCTAAATATATTCCTGTATTTTTCAGCACAACTTCATAAATTTTATCAAAATATTCTTCCATTTCTTGATTGAATTCGTCTTTTTTTAACACGTTGGAAAATATAAAATCAATTATATAATTGTCTTTTCCAACCAATCCCAATGAATTATCTTTATTTAGTTCAAAATTGATTAGCGATATGGCTAAAATCTCATCATTGCTTAAACTGATAGGATTAAAAACGGTGTGATTTTCCATCTGTTTTTGTTTTGGTTAAATTTTAGAATTACTGATTTTAATTTGAATTAATCAATTTTTTTTACCTTTTCTCTATTGGACAAAAAAGTTGTAGTTTTCAAAATTTTAATTTGAATTCTTTGAAAATTATTTTCTAATTTAGTCCGATTTTTCTGAATTAAAAATTGTTTAAAAATTATTTTCTATTTTTTTCGTTTTGGTAAAACTGAAAAATCGCATTTAGAATTCCAAGAAAAATATTATAGATTTCTTTCGTTTTGGTAAAACCGAAAAACATCATTTAAAATTAGCTTATAATTTTTTTCTAATATTGAATTTTTATCACCAATTTATATATGGTGTATATTTTATGGTGTCATTAATTTAATTATAATAAAATATAATTAAATTAGATTTTTTAATAATGGAATCTCCTTATTTTCTCCCCCTGTTTCCAAAATTACATCTATATTATTATCATTTGCCCACTTATAAATATATTTTAAACCACTCAATCCAATATATCCTTTTCCAATTAAATCATGTCTATCTAAGTGACTCTCAAAAGGTTTATTGCTGTCATTAAGATGAATTAATTTAATATATTGTATTCCAATTAATTGATTAAATTTATATATGAATTGATCAAATCCTTCTTTTTTTGTGATGTCATATCCAGCTACAAAAATATGACAAGTATCAATACAAATCTTAATTCTTTCTTTTTCACTTTCAGTAAATTGATTGTATATTTCAGCAAATTCTTCTATCGTATAACCTAATTCAGACCCTTGTCCACAAGATGTTTCTAAATAAATACATACATTTTGCGGCATACCTTCAATTATATGCTTAAGTGAATTTACCATGTTTTCAATAGCAATATATTTATCTAAATGTAAATATTTACCAAAATGAATAACACTCCCTTTTGCTCCTATTAATGAAGCATATTCTAATTCTTTTTTTAATGTTTTTATCCACCAAGATGATTCTAATTTAAATTCTCTCGCAAAATTTAAAACATATGGAGCATGGATAATCATACCCATGTCATATTTTTTTAGTGTTTCTATCATTTTAATAATTTCATCATCAGAAATTTTAATTGTTTTGTGACCAGTTGGCTCAGAAATAAAACACTGAATAAGATTTCCACCTAATTTATGAATTTTAATAACTTGCTCTAAAAAATTTCCAGTTATATGAGCGCCTAACATTTCAATATAAAAATTGATTTATATATTATTTATAACTAAATAAAATTAGGTAGAAATGTTTTTAATAGATAAATATCGTATTACAAACCTTTATAATATACTCTATCATAAGGATATTTATGAAAAATTATTTGAAAAGAAAGATTATGAACAATTACTAAATCAAGTCAGAGAAAATAAACAAATTAAAATAAATGATATTGTATGTGGTGATTATAATAACTTTCCAAATATCTTTATTCATGGTCCAAATGGTTCTGGAAAGAAAACATTAATTAATTTAATATTAAAAGATATGTTTGGAGACGAAGTATTTAATGTTACTAAAGAAGAATATTCAATTATGTTATTTGGTAATAAAAAAGAAACAATTTTATTAGATCAATCTAAACATCATATTATTATTAATCCTACAAATTCAGCCTTTGATAGATATTTAGTTCAAGATATTGTAACAAGATATTGCTCTCAATTTACATTAGATATGGTTAAAAATAAGAATCGTTTCAAAGTTGTAATTATTAATAATATTGATAAATTATCATATTATGCGCAAACAAGTTTAAGATGTTCCATGGAACGTTATATTCATAATTGTAAGTTTATCTTGTGTGGATATAATATGAGTAAAGTAATTGATCCATTAAAAGGTAGATGTTTATCAATTAGATTACCTAAACCAACGAATGCGGACATATTTGGATTATTAATGAATGTATCAGCAAGAGAAAATAAAGTATTACCAATCAATGATTATACTGATATAATTAAAAAATGTACTCGTAATCCTAAGTTAGCATTATGGTTATTAGAAAATAAATATATGGGATTAAACTTAGAATTAGTATTATGGAAAAATAATATTAAACAGGTTGGAGAGATTGTTCAGAAGATCATAAATAATAAACATGTAGAACATTCTGATATAATGACAATTCGTAATCTTATATATGAAGTATATATTACAAATATTGATGAAAATGATATTATAAATAATTTATTTTTTGAATTAAATAGTAGATTAAAAGATCATCAAATATTGATTAGTCGTATATTCAGAAAATATGATTATAGAAATATAATTGGTAAAAGATTAATGATACAATTAGAAGCATTAATTTTTAGTTTAATAAAAGAAATTCTTTAAAAAATTGATTTATAAAAGTTATATAAATAATGAATTATAGTTAATAATACAAGATGTGTGGAATATGGTTTTTCCTAAAGAGATCATTACAAAAACTCGATGATTTAAAAATAGAAAAATTAAGAAGAAGTTTTGAAAAAATTAAGAATAGAGGTCCTGATTTTTCTGACTTTAGAAAGATTTCATATAATAATTCTATTAGAGCTATTGCTGGATTTCATCGTTTAGCAATTATGGATACATCAACAATCGCTAACCAACCTTTTACATCTATTAATAGTCTATATGAAATTTATGTAGTATGTAATGGTGAAATATATAATCATTTAGAATTAATTAGAGACCATAGTTTAAAACCTAAATCACATTCTGATTGTGAGGTAATATTAGAATTATACAAAAAATATAGAGATGTTGATAAGATTACAAGTTTATTAAATGGGGAATTTGCATTTGTTATACACGAAAGAAATTTAGAAACTAAAAAGATAAGTTTATTTGCTGCGACTGATCCTGTATCAGTCAGACCATTATTCCTTGGATATATTAATAATGAATATGATCATAATGACGTTGTTTTTAGTTCTGAAATGAAAGGATTAGAATGCTGTGATAAAGTTGAAAGATTTAAACCTGGTCATATATATAAATTATCTTATTTTGAAAAGGAAATTGATAGATTACATTTTGAAAGAATATTTGATGTTAAATATTATCCATATTATGATTTTAATTATCAAAATAAGATATTACCAAATACTTCTATTTATTCATTAGATAAACTTCAAGAGAGAACAATATTAGAAAATATTGTTTACAAATTATCAAATGCTGTCAGAAAACGTATTCAATCCGATAGACCATTAGGTTGTTTATTATCTGGTGGATTGGATAGTTCATTAGTAGCATGTTTATTAGCTAAACATATTAGAGAAATTGACACAACAAAACAAGTTGATTTCTTTAGTATTGGCAATTCTGATGCTCCAGATGTGGTATATGCTATTAAAGTATTTAATCATATTAAAAACACAATTAATCCAAATATTAAACATCATATATTTGATATAACATTTGAAGACGCACTAAAAGTTATACCAAATGTTATTAAAACAATTGAAACTTATGATATTACAACTATTCGTGCTTCAACTTGGCAATACCTACTTGCTAAAAAGATATCTGAAACTACAGACGTTAAAGTTATATTAAATGGAGATGGAGCAGATGAAATAGAAATGGGATATCAATATTTCAAGAGTGCTCCTACACCAGAAGATGCTCAAATTGAAACTGAAAAGTTACTAAGAGAGATTCATTTGTATGATGGATTAAGAGTAGATCGGGCTATATCAAATTTTGGATTAGAAGCAAGAGTACCATTTTTAGATGTTGAATTCTTTGACTATTATATGAAATTACCAGCAGAAATGAAACTCCCTGTGTTAGTATCGGGAACAAAGATAGAAAAGTATTTAATAAGAAAAGCGTTTGAAATTGTTATGCCAAACTTATTATGTTCAGAAGTTTTATGGCGTGGAAAAGAAGCATTTAGTGATGGAATCTCAAAAAAAACTAAGTCTTGGTTTGAGATTATTCAAGATTATGTGGAAACTATTATAAGTGATGAAGAATATTTATCAAATAAAGATAAATATACACATTTAACACCCATCTCTAAAGAATCATATTGGTTTAGAAAGATGTATGAATATAACTATCCCAATAGAGAAACGGTTATAACACATTATTGGTTGCCAAATTGGAGTGGTGGTATTACAGAACCATCCGCAAGAGTATTAAAAGTTTACGAGAGCTAATTTAATTTATATAAATTTTAATTATATTTTTTATCTTTGATAATTAAAGAATTTAATTATATTATTATCTTTGATAATTAAAGAATTTAATTATATTATTATCTTTGATAATAATATAATTAGATGAATAATATTGATATTGATAAATACAATGATATTAATTATTTAAGTGGATTATTATTTGATGTATTATATAATAAAAAGATGGATAGAAAGGTATCTATTGAAACAGTTAGTATATCAGATATTAGTGTAGATAATATTAAAAAAACTCAGAATAGTAATGATTATAAAAAATTAATAAATAATATATTTAATAGAAATATTAGTTTTATAGAAAAGAACAACTTAAAATATATATTTAAAATAAATGATATTGATCGTTCATGTGATATTGTATTAAGTGTTATTCCAAATGATTCTAATAATATATATAATATTGAGAATATGAATAAAATAATAACATATTTATTAAGTTCATTAGTAATAAATAAGGAGACAAAACACATATTAATGAATATAATTAATATTGATGTTTTATCAAATGATATTATTCGTTATATAGAAAAATATACTGATAATGACAATATTCTTAAAGTTTTAAACAAGAAAAATAATAAGATATCTATAGAGATACGAGAACATTTTTTTAAAATGGATTCATTATATAATATCTTAAATGATAAAAATACTGAAATTAATGATAGAATGATTAGAGTTATAATATTTCAAGTATTACATACTTTATTCATAATCCAAAATAAGTATCCTAAATTTAGACATAATAATCTTAATTTAAAAAATATATACTGTTATTTAAAAGAAAAAAATAGCAATACATATGAATATAAAATTGACGGAAATGTATTTATTATACCAAATATTGGGTTAGAATTAAAGATTACAAATTTTGATGAATCAGTAGTTGATGAAATAGATAATGAAAGTATAATTGATTCATTAAAAACAAATGATAATAAGTATGATATACTTACATTTTTGAATTCATTAACAAAAGTTTCAGGATTATCTGAAAATATGATGAATGAGATTAAAAAGATTATAAATGTAAACAAATTAAGTAAATCAACTATTAAGTCATTTATTAATGAATATTATGATGATTTTAAAAGAAAAGATAATTTATCAGAAGTTTCCTATAGTTAATAAATAAATAATATATAGATTTTATATATTATACATATTCAAGCATATTTAAATATTAAAATTTTTAATATTTAAATGTTTAACTATCAAGTATAATAAATATTATATAAAATAAATATATTTATTATAGATATAATGGATAATAAACCGATTAATTTAAATTTTACAGAATCAAGTTTTAGTTCAAAAAGAACAAGCAACTATAAACCTAATATTAAGAAATCAATACTTGCTGGTATAGATACTGAAGTATCTGTTGAAAGCTCCATGTATATGCCTAAACGTGGTTCAAAGAAAATGGAAGGTGGTGCTAAGAAAGGTTCTAAGAAGAGTTCTAAGAAGAGTTCAAAAAAGAGCTCAAAGAAGAGTTCAAAGAAATCTAAAAGATCAGTCGTTTCTAAACAAAGAAGATCTGTAGATATTGATGAAGATTCCGAAGAAGAATTATCTGAATCAATCGCCAATTCTGAATCTGAATCCGAAATGGTAAGTGACTTAGATTTTATACGTCAAAGTGATGTTAAAACTGAAGATCACGCTCCCAAATATACTGAAAAAAGTTCTTCTGAAATGGTTTCTTCAGTAAAGCCATCTGAAAAACGTTCTGAAAAACACTCTGAAAAACACTCTGAAAAAAAATCAAGTATATTAGATGATATGGATTCAGAAGTTTCTGTTGAAGGAGATGATAATGAAATAAAAAATTACAATCCTAAAGAAACTGAAAAATCACACCAAACCGCCAGAAGCCACCACACTGCCAGAACTCATCACACATCAAGAAGTTCTAATTCTATGAATTCATTTTTAGAAAATAATAATCAAAATAACCAAAATACTCAAAAAACTAATAAATTATTTAGTGCCTTAGGTGTTTCTCACAATGATTTACAAATGAATTCTAACTTACCAATGGTTGACCCTTCTGTTAACAATATGAGGGGAGCACCAATGATGCCCGGTGGTCCTATTGCTGGCCCAAACATGCCAGGTCCCGGATTACCCAGTGGCCCAATGATGCCAAGCGGCCCTGGTCCAATGATGCCTGGCGGTCCTATAAACATGCCCGGCGGTCCTTCTCCTAACATGCCTGGTGGTCCCTGGAATGGACCTGGTCCTAATATGAATAATCCTATGATGAATGACCCTATGATGAATGGTCCTATGATGAATGGTCCTCCTCCCGGAATGATGCCTCCTGGAATGATGCCTCCTGGAATGATGCCACCTGGAATGATGCCACCTGGAATGATGCCACCTGGAATGATGCCACATGGAATGCAACAGGGAATGCAACAAGGAATGCAATCCGGTATGGAACCTCATCAAATGATGGGTGGAAATGCCCCTTTTTTTTTTGAATCCATGAGTGACTCAAAAAACTCTAAAGACCAAAACTTAGTGTCGTTAAAATATAAGCAAAAAAAAATCAAACAAAAAGGAGGACTTCAAGTGGTTCCAAGATTTATGGAATCTTTTGCGAATCCTTATCAACCCACTGATGTAGCTAAAAATAAAAAAGATATACATAATGCTGAAAAGAAACAATCAAATCCTCAACAACTCCAACAACCACAACAAACACAAAATCCATTAAATGGAACAACACAAGCATATATTCCTCCTCAACAAAATCCATTTCAAGGAACATCATTACAATTAAATATACCTCAAATGAATCCATTACCTCAAAAAGTTCAACAAACATTTAATCCAACATATTATGTTCCTATGATGAATCCTTATGCTCCAACATCAACATCAAATCCAATGTTATGGCATCCAGCGGTTCCACCAATTGTAAAAAAATATGAAATAACATTTGGAGGTTCTGATGTGACAAGATTAGGAGAAATATATGAAGATATATTACCTAATAATATAAATGTTGCTAAAAATTCATTTAATACCCTATCAGAGAGATTAGTTGTAGTTGGTTATTTAAGAACTGTTCTATTGAAACATGGAGATGGAGAAATGATTTCCTTTGATAAAAATACAAAAGCTGAAATTAATACACTATTAAGTCATTTAAAAATTATTGGTGTAAATCCTTATAACTATAATAAAATGACAAATAATCCTTATACAGGATTACCTGATAGATTACTTGTTTATAAATCATGTTATCCTATTAGAGTAGATGAAAAAACAAATATTCAATGCGCAAGTGATAATTTAGGCGTTAATGTAAGAATATATCAATTATTAAATGGAGAGGCATTATTAAATACAATTGGAGAAGAGTTTAGAAAATATTTTGCTGTATGGCGCGAAATAGCTTATTATGATTATATAAGAGATGAAATTATTAAAAAGAACATATCTCCTAATTTTGTATCAATAATTTCTTATTTCTTACATCCAAGAACATTAATAGACTTTGTAAAGTATAGAAAAGAAAAGAATCAACAAATTGATTCTAAATTAAAGGAATTTACTCGTTTATATAATGATTATGTAAATGATACTATCTTAAATGTTCCGGGATTTAGAGCACAAATGAGATATGCTTTAGAAGAAAAATATAGAAGTGAAAAGGAAAAATATGATATTCCTAAAATGTTGAACCCTGCTATTACAGGATTAAGTCTTAATAGATCAGTTGTATCAATCCCAAGATATCCTGCTTCTAAACTATTTGGATTTCAAGAGTTTATTAATGAGAAATTAAAAACAGAAAATCATTATATGGACTATGCTGATACATGTTTAATTGCCTTAACTGAAGCCCCTACACAAAATATCTGCACATGGAGCACAAGAAGATATGAACAAAGTGGAATAAATGTATCTGTATTAAAGATGGTTGGAACTGGTTATCATGATCCTGAAGTATGGAAATCAGTACTTTTCCAATTACATCAAGCAGTGTATATATTACATCAAAAAGGTATATGTTTATATGACTTTAGTTTAGAACATAACGTATTTATTAAAGATACAAATTATGATAATAATAATACTGGTTATTGGAGATATAGAATGCATGGAATTGATTTCTTTATTCCAAATTATGGAGCTGTATTAGTATTAGATACAAGTTTCCAAGATTTATCAGTAGATCAAAAACAAATAGATGAAATCAAAACACTTGTTAAAACTGATAAATTAAGGGAATTAAGAAGAGATCTTGAAATATTTGATGTTCGTAAAAAAGACTTAGAAGCTATCCTTAAAAAGATTCTTACACCAGCAGAAAAAACAAGAACTGAAACACAATTGGCGGAATTAGAACTTGCTATTAAAGAGAAAGAATTAGAAAGTGAAAAATTATATCTTAAAATAAGAGACACTGAAAAAGTATTCCATCATAAAATAATGATGAAAGATTTTTTCAAAGATAATGAATATTATTCAAATAGAATAGATCAAAGAAATAAAAAATTATTCAAAGAAAATATATTTAGTAGAAATAAATTTACAGATAAAGCTACTAAAAAGTTTGGTGGTATTCCAGCGGACGAATCTATATTAAAAATGATTGAAAAGATTGGTAATTTTGAAAATTTAGAAACTACTAAAGATGCTGAATCTGATATAGCAGAAGCAAGGGTAAGTTTAGCAACAGCAGAAGCAGCTTTTGCGGCAGCTACAGCATTGCCTGAAGGAACACCTGCTGATAAGCTCGCAAAAGAAGCTGCTATTAGTAAAGCAGCCAAAGATAGAGTAAAGTATGCTGATAAACTTGAAAAAGCAACTGTTCGTCTTGGTCCTCACAATGATATTAATAATATGATTATAAATCATGGTCATTATTTACATAATAGAGTAGGAACACCATTAAATGAATCTGAAAAGAAAAATATGGATGACACGATTAAAGATAAATTTATTCCAGGTATGTTAGTAGGATATATTAGAGATGGTTCTAATTATTATGTAGCAATATATAAGAAGAAAATAGATGATCAAGCAGAAATCATTGATATTAAACGCGATTTAAATAAAAAGGTATTGGAAGTTAATATTCTCAAAGTTAATTTTTCAGAGATTAATATCATAAATGAACAAATTAAACAAGAATATAGACCTAATATGAAATTATCAGATGATGAATTATTAGAATCATATGAATATGATTCAGAAATATTAAAATTATAGTTTAAAATAAATTAATATAATTAAATAATTATATTAATATTATATATATGAGTAAAAAAATATCAAATAAGGATTATTTTTCATATCCAAATCCAATTGATTATAATAATCAAAGAGCTCCTGAATTAATACCATTAGAATTAAATAACATTGAATTAGATTTAAAAAAACAAAATGATTTAGTAGCTAAGCAATTAAAACAAAAGAAAAAGATTGATTTTAATTATTATGACATTTACAAAGATTTCAATGAAAATACTAATAATAAAGATATTATTCATAAATTAGATAAGGCTCCATTCTTATTTACCAATGAACATAAAAAAAAGTATTTTCAAAGATATACTAATATAAAACAATGTAATGAAGAAAGATGTCTTGACGCTAATAATGCTGAATTAGTTAAAGAAGCATTCTTTTTAAGAGAAAATATTGAAATAATACAAAATTCTATTATCAGAAACGTTGCCAAAAAAAGTAAGTATATTATTTCAAGACAAAAAGATGAAGATATTATTCTATTAATGAATGGTATTTATCATGATTATGCCAGACACTTACCTTACAATTTAAGAGAACAAATTTTAGAGCTAAATGAAAGGGTTGTAAATTATGTAACTCCTTGGATTATAAATGAAGTAGAAGCCTATACAAATTATTTAGTTGATGCAGACACCCCATTATCACCTCCAGCTTTACCAATAAGTGTTGCCAAACACCGCAAAGAATCACTTCCAAGTGTTATCCCCAGATAAAAAATTTTATAATTATTTATTAAATAATTATAAATTATGTTCTATTATTCAATTCTATATTTATTGTCTCTTGTAGAATACTACTAAACCACGCTTGTTGATCATTGTGAAAGGATCACGATCTACATCAGGATCGCCATTGAGATCTACGGCACCAACTACTAATTGTGTGATTGGTGAAGATTTGGGTGCTGATACAGGGCCAGATACTAAGGGTGTGTGGATTAATACGGGTCTGTAGGCATAGTAGACACCATTGGTTTGAACAATGGCAGATGTGCCAACTACGATTTCAGTTGTGCTTACTAATTGAGCATTTGATGTATTAACGACAGGCATCATTAATTCGGCAAATACGGCAGACTTTAATTCAAAGGCTTCGTTGTTGTCTCCTACTTGGATTACACCAGGGCAGCTTACTTCAGTTTGGTTGATTGTTTCATATCCATTAGATGTTAAAGGAAGAGCAGAGAAGAAAGGGCTTGTGGCTGTGCGGACTTGGGGAGCACGGAATTTACGGGAGAGAGAGACCGCAATTACTTCTTCGGCAGAGTGTACTCTGCGAGAGCGTTGAACGAATGTGTTGTCTTTGAATTCATAGATTGTTTGGCTTAATACATCGTTAATGTTGAGGGGAGCTGTGATTGCTTGTTGAGGAGGGACGTTGTATTGGAGGTAAGGAATGTTGTATACTTCTTGTGTGAATCCAATTGTATTGAATTGAGTGTAGTTCATGCCGGTGTAGACAGGGGCAGATACTACGGTGATAGGGTTAAAGGAGAAAGAAGCAAATAATCTCTTGAGAACCATTGTTTCATCACCCATGTTCGCTACTTCAGGAGAGTATACGGAGAACTTGCAGTTGTCAATTGATGTGATGAATTCAGCAGCTGTTACATCAAAGTATTTGCCAGCACGGATAGCAATTACGGAGTTCCATAAGTGTTGTTGTAAGAGAACTCTGTTGCGTAAATCCATGATTGGGCTTTGGCTGTCGCATACTACATCGTTCTTGTCTGTTACTAAGGCATAGAAGAGTCTGTAGTCAGGTAATGTGGCAATTGTTTCCTTTTGGTATTTGGCTTTTACTACACCAGCGATGTTAGATAATAACATGCGTTCGTCAACAGAGTCAAACTTGGGGACGAAGAGAGCAAAGAGTAAAGGATTTACGTAGATAGCAGGGTTGTGCTTGGTTGTGTCGTATCTGCCGTTTAATGAAACACTTGAGCAATCTTGGTGAAGCATAGATTGGATGATTACTGAGGCGTGGAGTGTGCGAGACATGGAGTAGATCTTTACGATTTCTTGTAATACACCAAATTCGTTTTCCTTGAGTTGTAAGCCGTTGTTGGCTTCTACAGCTACGGTGCCGAGTAATTTAGAGAAGGATGTTACGTTTGTGGAGGGGAATAAGCCTCTGTCTTCTTTGGCTTGTTCATCTACACCAGATGAAAGCTTCATTTCAACTAATCTTCTGAATTCTTCAAATTCAGAGTCGCTTAAGCCTTCCTTTTGGGCATAGCCCTTGGCGGTGTTTAAGATAGAGTATAATGTGTGGCCAGATGTGGAGCCTTCTAATACTTTCTTCATGATGTAGTTGTAGAACTTGCGAGCGATTCTGCGAACTTGTTGGGCACGTTCAGTGAAGGCATCCATAACTTTTTCGTATAACTTATCATCATCGGGATACTTGCGTCTGAGACGTTCGTAGTCTTGTAATGTGAGTGAGGTCTTTCCTTCACTTATAAGGCGTTCAACTTCTTTTTGAACATTGCCAGAGACTGAACTATCAAATGTACGAGTTGCTTTATCCATTATATTATATATTATATTAAAATAAAATTTTTATAGAATAATTTATTTCTTAACTAAATATTTTTATCAAATTTACATAAATTAAATTAAATAATCAAAACTATAACTTTAATAATCCTATATTAAAAAATTATATTGAAAAATACTTAATTTAGAACACATGTGTACCGTTATATACAGAATTTAAATATTGGTAATACATGCTATAAGGAACTTTCTTCGGATCTTAATTAAAATTGATATTCTAACTTTATAAAGTAATTTTTAATTTAAATAGTTATAAATAATTAAAAGTATGAATTTAAATTGGGTAAATAAGTATGAACCACAAAATAGTAGTCAGTTTATTGGTAATTCAGTAGCTGTAAGTAAAATAAAAAAATGGTTAGCGGATTTTCCAAATTCTTCACCTTCATATATTATTATAGGTAGTATTGGTATTGGAAAAACGATATTATCTAAAATACTATTAAAAGAAGCTGGATATGATTATATTTATTTTGCTTCAAGTGATGAAAAAAAAGACGATATATATGAAACTGTTATAAATAATCCAAAAAAGAAAATTGGTATTATTATTGATGATACTAATCGTATAAATTTAACAAATGAAAAGAAAAATATTATAAATTTATTTTTACTTAATGAGATACAAAAGAAATTTCCTATAATATTAATATCAAATTTAACACATTCAAAATTTATAAATAAGTTGATCCAAAAAAAGCATTGTCCTGAAATTAAATTTGAATTACCAGGTGAAACATCCTTTAAAACAATTATTAATAAAATATGTACTGCGGAAAAATTAAAGATAGTTCCTGAAGTCGTATCTAAAATTATTGAATATTCTCAAAAAGATATTCGTAAGTGTATATTAATTTTACAAGATTTGTATTTGACTTTTGGTAATAATATAGATGATGTTTTATTTAAACAATATCGTCTATATACTCAAAGAAAAGATATTGATTGTGGTCTATTAATATCAAATAAAAATTTAATGGATAATTATAAATCAATTCAAACTTCATTAAAAATGTATGATAAAGAAAAAGTTTTATTACCATTAATGATATTTGAAAATTATCCATTAGCGGTTGAAAATAAGATATTATCATCTTCAGAAAAAATAAAGATGTTAACAAATATTAGTAATTCATTGTCAAATGGAGATGTAATTGAAACAAATATTTATTCAGATCAAAATTGGTATTTACAAGATACACATGGTTATTTTTCATGTGTAAAACCATCATTTGATATGATATCAAAGAGTAATAATAAGTTCTATAATTTAAATTTTTCTTATGATTTAAATAGTGTATCAATAAAAAATATTAATCGTAAGAATTTTATGAATATTCGTAATCACTTGATAAATTTTAATAATAATGATATATTATATTTACACAAGATGTATAAATATTTAATTAAAACTAAAAAAACTGATAAATTAAATAAAATATTAGTTAATTATAAAATTAATATAAAAAACATATCATCAATTAATAATATAGATAAAACCTATAATGATGTTTAACCCTTATTTTATTTTGCAGATTCCTTCATCATCTTGATTAAAAATTCATTTAATTCCCTATTGAATTTTTCTTCTTGTTCTTTTTTATCCATTAGTTCAACTGCTTCATCATATAATGATTTATATTTAATGTGTGAGCCTATCCGAATAGAAGGACCATATATTGATTCTAATTCATTTTCAAGACTTTCAAAACGATAAATTTCATCACTTACTGAATTTAATTTTTGTTCTAATTGGTTTAAAAAATTAACATGTAATGATTTAGATTTATCATATGTATTGATTACAAAATCAATATTTTTTTCTAATTCATATTTTTGTTTATATAAATTAGAAATATTATCTAATTCACATTTATCTGGATCACACATGTCTATGTCATCATCTTCTTCTTCTACAAATTCATCCTCATATACTTCTTCAAATATTTCATCACCATTTTGATCAAAATATGTATATGTTTGATTAGTATCATTATTAATTTTCTTGTTAAAATTAATACTTTTATTGGTATTTTCTACCTTTGTAGTATTATTTAAATCTGGTTTTACTGTTGTAATATTATGATTGATAATATTCCAAACTGATACTTTTTCTTTAGGAACTTGTTTATTTTCTATCCCCAAACTTGGAAATAGTTGTTCATCTAAAATATCAACTGTTTTTTGTTCTACTTTTTTAACCTCTTCTGGCGGAACAAAAACATGTCTATTTCTACGACGATTGTCATTTCCTCCTTGACTTTCTCTCTTTTCTCGTCGTTCTTCTCGATTTTTAATATCAAATTGTATTTCTTCTTCTAATCCATCCAAATTTCTGGATCTGTTTGACTTAAAGACTGGAGCTTCAACCGTTGGACCTCTAAGTGATACACCTTTGGGTAAGGGTCCAGCATTAATATATTCTGGTTCTTGTAAATTTTCAATATTTCTTCGAGATTTGAGAGGCTGTCTAACATTAGATGTTGGTTTTTCTTCTGATGAGGTGTTTAAGGCATCTAAATTTCTACGTGGTCGTTTAGGTGGTTGATCAGACATTGTATTGATGTGTGGTATTCTAATTAATAAATAGAATATGTATAATAATTAAAAGTGTTTAATTCAATTTTTTTATATTTTTTTATTTAGTTTTATTTTTTTCCAAAAAACTAAAACTAAATAAAAAAATTAGATATTATAATATATGAAGAAATATATAGAAGCTCCTTTAATATATAATTATTCAGATATTAATAAAAATCATGTAAATGGCTTAACAAATTTATATCTAAGATCTAAATCAAAAGAAATTGGAAATTATAAATGTCATTCATGCTCTTTTAATAGTTCTCATATTTTATATAAAAAAGATGATGTTTTATTTGATAATTCATTAATACATCATATGGTAGAACATAATTATAAACCACATCCAATAATTGAATCTAAAATGAAAAGAAGTAAACATATAAAAATAAAAGCTTCTTATATAAAAGAAGGTAAATCAACAAAATTTGTATTAGAAAGAAATCAATTAATTATACTTGATAATTTAATGTATTCTGGAAAAAGCCGTGATTATATTGATAAAAATAAAAATTTTAGATATTCTGAACATGCTGGATTATTAGATTTTGATAAACATAGTTTGGAAAAAATTTTAATTAGTGGAAAAACTAATAGACAAGATAGAGATGATCCTGAAATATTATTACCTCAAAATATGCCGGATGCTCTTGATTATGAATTTATGTTTCATACCCATCCTCCAACTCCTTATCCAGGAGCAAGAGCAAAGAATGGGATATTATATGAATTTCCATCAGTAAGTGACATATATCATTTTATTGAACACTATAATAAAGGAGAAACACAAGGATCAATGGTTATTTCTCCAGAAGGAATATATATAATTCATTCAACAAGTGGAAATAACGTCATAAATATACCATCAGATGATAAAATTTTTAATAAAATTATTAGTGATACATATAAGATACAATCAGAAGCTATATCAGAACATGGCTCTGAATACCTAAACAATGACAATTTTTTTAAAAATGTTATAAGTGATCATAAATATATAAAAAAATTTAACAGAATATTAAAAAAATATTTAGATGATCAAATTTATGTAGAATATATTGCCAGAAAAAAAGATAAATCAGGTAATTATGTTATAGATAAGTTAATATTAGATTTAAAACCAATAGAACCAAAGAAATAATGAATTTTGTATTAAATTAAAAATAATATATTTATAAATATTATAAATATGTCATATAGATTAATAAAAAGTCAATTAGGAGGCGATGAATATACAGTTTTATTAATTATTGCTGCTATTGTATTTTTCGCTTTTGTTTTTATTGCTTGCGAATGCTTAAAGAAAAAAGATAAGAAAAGTAAGAAAAATACCGAAAAATATACACAATCATCAATGATTTCAATGCCAGAATCAATCAATTCTGATAGAGAAAACAAGAAGACAAGACCTGCTGTAGATTTAAGATCTCCTGGTGTCCCCTACTTTAAATATCCAAGACATCTTGACCCCCCTTACGTTGTATTAAAAAAGACACAAAAAAGAAGATCATCAACACCAAGATCATCTATTAAAACATATTCATCTTTAAAATCCCAATTATCTTCTTCTCCCGCTTCAGTTAAATCTGCTTCAACTATTAGATCAGTCCCATTATTCCGTAATTCCCCTGTAGAAGTATCACCAAAAGTAACCGTTTCTTCAACTCGTTCAACTCCTAAATCTCCTCGTAGTGTAACACCAAGATCTCCTAACCGTGTAGTCTATGTAACTCCAGCACCTCCCATGGTTCGTAAACCCACCCTTCCTCGCCGTATAACACCTAAATCTCCTCTTCGTGTAACTCCTAAGTCACCTCGTAGTGTAACACCAAGATCTCCTCGTCGCATAATACCAAGATCTCCTCGTCGCATACCACCAAGAGCTCCTCTCAGTCGTAAACCCGATTTCCCCCGTAGAATTCCAAGTGTTACACCACCTCTCCCTATAAAAATTATAGCACCTCTCCGTGGTAAACAATTATCTCCTCCTCGCACTACACCTGTATCATCCGCTAAATCAACCCCTGTTTCATCCGCTAAATCAACCCCTGTTTCATCCGCTAAATCAACCCCTGTATCATCCGCTAAATCAACACCTGTTTCATCCGCTAAATCAACACCAGTTTCATCCGCTAAATCAACCCCTGTTTCATCCGCTAAATCAACCCCTGTTTCATCCGCTAAATCAACACCTGTTGTTAAATCATCAAAGAAAAAATTAAATAAATCAAAAAAAACAGTTGAAAAATTTACAGATGTAAATAATTTATATTCAACTAAAGATTCATATGATTTAAAGGTTCCTTTAAGTAAATCTGTTTGCTCTCAAAAGTGCTGCGGATATTATTGGAAGGGAGACAATATGGATCAAATGTTTAAAAAGAATGATCCTGTTGGATGGGATGATGTTGGAGTAGGAAGAAAATACAGAACATCTAATGTAACATGTATGGGAGATGGAGTAGCCCCACCTGGATGCAGATGTTATACAACATCCCAACAAAACTTATTAGCTACAAGAGGTGGAAATGGTAGTGGTAGTTATTAAGTTTAATTATTTTTTAAATTATGAAATAATATATATATATTATATTATGGCTAATTCAAATTATTTAACAGAAATTAAAAAAGAATATACTATTCAACTTGTTAATATGTTAACTCCTTCTATTTACGAAGGAATCAATTCTATCTATGGAGAAGTTAAAAATACTGCTAAAGAAGGACACGAATTAAAGATTTTTCAAGGATTTTTATCAAAGATTCCTGGATGGAATGAAACTATTATAAATGAAGAAGCATCCAGAATAAAAAAAGTAACTCAAAATTCTGACATATTAGATGATTTAATAAAAGCAGTTATCCAATCAAATGTATTATTACTAACAAATACTGATTTATCAGATAAACAAAAGGTGTTAAAAGATTTTAACCTTAATTTAAATTATACTAAATTTATTCATAATATTTACATTGAAGTTGCTAAAGTATTTTATAATTATCCATTTTTATTTTTTGATAAAGTTCCAGCTTTAGAATACAAAAAAAATCAATTAAAAGCTCATAAATTAATTAAAGAAGGTATTGAAGAAGCTATTCGTAAAATGCTCCCTCTTCAATTAATTCTTAAAAAGTATTTAGGTATGATGTCTGAAATAAATGATGATAAATATATTAGACCTTTAGTTGGAACAGAAAATAATAAACAATATGGACTATCATCTCAATACAAAAAAGATGTTTCATCAGATTCTCCTGAAAATAATCAATATCAAAAAGGTGGTATAATTCAATCTCAACCACCAATGTCCTTAAAGGAAATATATGAACAACAAAAAGCAAGTAGCACAATTAAGCCTTTACCAGTTCCAAATACAGATGGTCATTTATTTAAACAAGTATCCGAGAAGAAAACAGAGAAAACAGAAAGATTTAATGTAATTATACCTAAAACTGGATCTGCTAAACAATCTCATGCCAGTGAAACAAGTGATGCTTACCATAAACAAGAAGCAGTTATAGAAGAATCATTTAGTAATACCGCAAATAAAAAAAGTGTTCGCAAAGATGAAGGCTCTTATAAAGCAGCATTATCGGCTGTAAACGAAACTGAAAATAGTTCAAAATCAGACCAAAAAAATAATATGTATAATAATCCTAACCAATTTAGAGGATTTTAATAATTATAGAAAATTTATAGATTTTAATATATTATATAATAATATAGTAAATGGATAATATATTTTGTAAATTAGATTTTGATAACCCAATATTAGACGCAGTTCTTTTTTTTATTATAATTACTTTTCATCAATATATGGAAACAATTGAAGATGATAAAAAAGTAATATCATATAGATTATCATCAGTTGTAGCATTATTAGTTGGATTAATTGTGTATTATGTAGTTAGTAAGTATGCGAAATTAAATATGAGCACTCAAGAAATTTTTACAGATATGGGCAATTTTAATTAATATAATTTAATTCTTATTAAATTATATGAATAATTATTCAGAAATTAAATTATCACAAATAATATCATACTTATCATTTAAAAACTTAAAATTTGGAATTATTGGTAATATTAATTTAGGACAAAAATTAATTACATCATTAATAGATCAAATTAATATAAATAATAATATAATTTTTTCATCTGATCATTTAGATTGTCTAAATAAAGTATCATACTATGAAAAAAAAGAAGAATACAATTCAATATTAAACCATTTAATAAAATATATAGATTTAGATATATGTAATGAATCACATTTAATTGTATTTGATAATATTTTTTCAGAGAATAATTATTATTTACAAAAATTATATCTATCAAATAAAATTTCAATAATTGCGAATAACAATACAACATTATTAATGAAACCTTTTAATGATTATATTTTTGTTTTATATAATGACGATGAAAATACAAAAAAGGCAATATATGAATTGTATTTTAAAGAATTATTAAATACTTTTGATTGTTTTCTTGAAATTTATAATGAATTAAAATCTTCAACTATTTATTTATGTATCGTTATTCAAAATATAGATAATATTAAAAATATACATTATATGAAACATCATAATATTACAATTTTTATTTAATCATTTACCAAGAATAATTAATAAAATTTTTTATCTTTACTAATATATAATAAATGACATCCTTAAACGTTAATGGTCAGATATTACCAATTCAAAGATTCAATTTGGAAAGTTTATTATTTAAGTCTGATAAAACTTTTTTAAATCCAAGAATATGTATTATTGCTAAATCTAACAGCGGTAAATCATGGGTTATTCGTGAAATTATGAAAAAAATGGCAGACATTCCCGCAGGTGTCATTATCGCTCCAACTGATAGATTAAATAAGTTTTATGATACAATTTATCCTCCAACATTTATTCATCATGAATATAAACCAGAAATTATGGAAAAATTATTGAAAAGACAAGATTTGATTATAGAAAAAAATAATAAAAGAAAAAAAGAAGGTAAAACTGAAATTGATACTCGTGTTATTTTTATTATGGACGATTGTATGAGTGCTAAAAAACAATGGGCAGAAGATCCTAATTTCTTATCCATCATGAATGAAGGTCGTCACAGACATATTAATTATATCTTATCTATGCAATATTCTTTAGGTATCTTACCAGAATATAGATCACAATTTAATTTTATATTTTTATTAGCCGAAGACATCAGAATGAATAGAAAAAAATTATATGAACATTATGCTGGTATGTTTCCCAGTTTTGAATTATTTGAAAGCGTATTCTTACAAATGACACAAAATTATGGTTGTATGGTTATAGATAACAGTTCACGTAGTATAGATCTTAAAGAAAGAATTTTTTACTTTAAGGCTACAGATATTCAAGATTTTCCTATAGGCAATAATCGTTTTATTGAATTTGATAAAAATAATTTTGATCCTAATCATGGAAAGAAACCAAATATATTTGATATAAATGAATATATGATGAGAAAAAAAGCAAATGTCTTAGTTAGGGTTTCAAAATAGTATTTATTTTTGTTTTAAACTCTTTATTTATTTTTAATAATTCTTCATCAATCTTATGCGTATTTGATCCATATTTATGTGTATAATATAATAACCGTTCTATATCTTCTTTTAATTTATCTGTTTTTGATAAATCATCTGATAGTTCAGTATCATACGTCATTACATCTGCTCTAATTTGTTGTAGAATATGTAATTTCAAATCTGCGACGTTTCTATATATTGGTATTTTATATTCATCTCCTTCTCTTCTAAATAATACCATTAACATTTTTTTTGGATTTGGTTGAGAATCTCGCGTAAGATGTGAATCATCATATTTATACCAACCACCATTTATCTTGTGATGATACCAATAGTGTCCTCCTTCAACTTCACCAGATTTACAGATTGTTCCTATAAGATTATAATTTATATTCTTAGTCCCATCATTATATTTTATAGTCATTTCTTGTTTTGCTGTGTCATAATTTGAAATTGGTGAATCATTAATTAATGGTTTTAATACATATATATCTAATTCTCCTGCGGTTGCGATTGGAGTCGCAACATTATATAGATACTCTATATTTGTATCTGGATCAATAAAATAAGTATCAGTTTCAACTATTTTATTTCTACAAATTACTTCTTCGGTTTCTAACTGATATATTTCATTTGATTTATCCCATACTTTTTCTACTCCATCCTCTTTAAATGTAATTATACCTGTATCTTTATCATAAATTGTTTCTAAATCAGTTGGTGGTTCTTTTTCTATGTTTTGAATTTTATGTATTCTTTTGAATACTTGATTATATTCACGACCAATATTTATTAATATATATTTATTTGGAATATATTTTGTTTTTTTTGTTGTATTTATATTATGAGATTTTATGTCATCGCCTGGATTATTACAATATGTTAAATGAACTTTTTCCGATATGTCATCTATATTGATTTCAAATTTATCTTTATATTGTAAAAATGATTCATAGGCTAATATATTCATTGTTTTTTTTCCATTGTCACAATTCTTAATTTCAATAGTTTTTATATAAAAATAATTGAACGGTAAATTAATTTTATTTATCATATATTCATAATTAACCGCATATCTTGCGTTTGACTTATTATAAATTATAATATCATCATAATTATTAGTTATAATACTATCACTAATATTAATATTACCAGTCGATAAATATTTGAGAAATAATTCAGATGTTGATTGCTGATGAGAATATATACTATTACGACTCAATGAATAATTTTGTAATAATCTCTTAAAGATATCATCAGGTATTTTTGTGATATCTTTTTTTAAATTATCTATTTGTTGTAAGAGTATTAGTATTTGAGGATCTTCTGGAGAATCTTCTATTAATTTTTTTAATTGATCCTCGAATGTTCTTTGTTCTTGAGTTTCTATCAAATATTCTTTATGATTAGTCTGAATTATAGTTATCATTTCTGCTTTAATCTCATCTTTTCTCTTTTGGGTTGTAATTGCTTTTTCATATTCTTCTTTCAATTTTGTAATATGTTCAATAATTGGGTCATTTTTATCATCAAAATCTTCTAATCTTTCATTTATATCTTCATTAAAATATTCATTTTGAACTGTTATATACAGATCTGTTAAAGTAGTATCTCCTCTAATTTTAGTATCTCTAGTAATTTCTTCAGTATTCTCTTTTATTTTTTTGAATAAACCAATTAATTTTAAAAGTAGATCATAATCATGCTCACTGTCAGGATCACTTCTTTTATATTTTTTTGAAGCAATTTCAAATAATCCTTCATTTTGTATCATAAATTCACGCAGTTCTGGTATATGAAATAACATTTGATTTACAGAATTCATAAAACAACTATTACCACAATTTTCAATACCCCTTCCTATAAAATTTATGTCTTTTTCTTCCATTAATAAATTAAAATATATTTTAATTTATTAATTTATTTCTTTTTCTTGTTTAATAATCCACGACCTTTATCTAATTCTCTTCTTTCAAAAGCATTTCCATCATAAAATGATCCAATCCAAGGTGCTTGTTGATCAAACATTGATTTAAATATTTTTTCAACCTTAACTGGCTCTTTTTGTTCTTCTTCTAATGTTCTTGGTATATATCTTATTATTTCTTTTCTATTAGAGATATCATTTGATCGAGACATTCCAATACTAATAAAAACTATAGCTATTACAAATATTAAATTTGCTAATATTCCACTATTCATATATTGTTTTATATTTTAATTATTAAATATTTTAATTAATATATTTAATATTTTTTTTCTCTTTATTTTTATCATCATAATTTAGATGATTCATAAATTGTAAAAATATAATTTTATATCATAAAATTATATTTCCCTACTTGTTACTTGTGTTGGTTATAGTAGCCCCATCATAATATATTTTTTCTTTATTCCTTTTTAGCAGCACTTTTAGCTGCCATTTCTTCATACTTCTTCTTAGCAGCTGCTACTTCATCTGCTAACTTTTTAATCTTGTCTTCGCGTTCATGGATTTCTTCTTTCTTTTGTTCTACTTCCTTCTTTCCTTCTTTAACCTTATCTTCCTTGGATGCTACTTCTTCAGCCTTTTGTTTGAGTGCTTCTTCAATCTTTAATTTTTCCTTCTTTTCATTTGTATCAGCAACAGCAGCAGCAACCATTTCCTTCTTTCTTTCATTAAATAATTCCTTCGCCTTTTCTTGATTTTCCTTATATCCTTTCATTAGTCTGTTTAATTCTTCATCCTTGTAAACAGCATCCTTTGCCTTTTCAGGATCATCTTCAAATGGGCACCATTTGCCAACTTCAGCTAAGTAAATATTTACATTTGAATCAATAGAATTTAAATATTGGATTCTTTTTTGTGCTTCTTCAATTGTTTCATATGAACCTCTTACCTTAAATGTGTACATTGTGGATTTTTTTTCTTCAGATTCAGCCCAATTCTTTGGTGTAAGAACACTAACTACACAATACTTTTGACTAGAAATTACGGGATCTTCATCAAGATAATCTACTTTATCAGACATATTATACAATCTAAATATATCTTTAAATTGTTATTTAAACTTAATTATTAAATTATTAAGTAATAATTTAATAAATTTTTTAGAGTAAATATAATTCTACTTGATCATACTTTAAGTTAAGGTTAGAAAATGATACATATAAATCTTTAGGATCTAAAGATGTTACGAACATTTTACCACTTGATACAATACATCTCATACATACTTGTTTAAAAGCATTTAATACTGATTTAATTGTATCGTTTCTGGAGCATGTGCTTTGTCCAACAAATTGATCTCTGCCATTTACTGTCTTGTATAAAGCTACCTTAAATAAATTAATATCAACATCGCCTGATACATAGAATTCATCTTCCACTGATCGTAACATTTCCTCATCTTCTATACCGCCGTATCTTTTTTCATTGAACTTGATTATATACACGCATACTGTTGTTCCTGCCATAGGTGTGACTTCATTAACTTTAAAAACTACACCAACTTCATTTACAGTTTCAATTTTTGTAGTGGCACCAGCAGGAAGAGGGAAAGTCTCAAAAACTTCCACTCTACCTTTTACTATTACACGATCACCTACTTTAAATTTACATACGGATGCTGCTGGTGCTACAGGTGCTGCGGGTGTTGCTGGTAATTTAAGTCCTGGTGGTGCTGGTGGTGCTCCAGGTCCTCCGGGTGCTGCTGGTAATTTAAGTCCTGGTGGTGCTGGTGGTGCTGGTGGTGCTGGTGGTGCTCCAGGTCCTGCTGGTGTAGTTAGGGCACCTAATGCTTTCTGTAAGAAATCTTTAGCATCATCAGGGCTTAATGATTTAATATCTG